ACTGCAGTCGCGTCTGAATTGCCACCGGTGATATTTTTGATCACACCAGGAATACAAATGTAATCCTGCAAGTGCGATTAAATACATCAAACACGGTGGAACATAAGTCCACACAAGAGTGGAAACAACCAAACGCAGAATGGCGCCCCCATTCTGAAACCCGCCTGTGGTCAAAGTTAGGAATAAAATCCATCCAAAGGACGGCATTCCAATCTTAAACCTGGCACCTTGAAAAACCTTCTGCCAAATGAAAGAATAGCAAGCCATAGTATAACTAGCTGCAGTTATCTCCCACTTGAACAGAGGTTCAGAAGCGGTGCCAATGCAGTGATCTAAGTAGTCGACGGTACTGACATATAGATCCCCACAATTGGGTTCCAAAATAAAGGCTTCTGGATCATCTTCAGATATTTCTTCATCTAAGTACTTTGCGCGCCATTGTTGCACGCGCTTATCGTAAGAAATGTCAAGGGATGGACAAAGATGTGATATTTCACACTTCTCTGCCACTTGTTTTAGTTTTGCTTGTCGGTCCTCAAAAATTTCTCGACCGTAGTAAAACCAATCGTGCGCAGAGCTCTCAATGTTCTGAGCACTGTGCATTGCCAGTGTTAAATCCTTGGATAAAACGTGAGCATGTAATCGCTTGAAAATTGAATCTTCAGATAGGAGACCTACCTTTTGACTCAAATCTTCATTGAAAACACACTTCCTTTTCAGGAAATCAACATCGCTCTCCGACATGTAGGGGGTAGCGACGGACTCTTTGTCTGGCATGGTGAATTTGATGTCAAATTTCGACAAAAACTCAGCGTAGGTGATATGTGTGAACAATTTGCAAAAAGCAGATACAGTTCCAATTACATCATCACCATATGTTAGAAAAGCACAATGATCCTTAAATTTCAAGTCAGGATAAATTGTGTAAAAACAGCTTCTTAACAAAAGTGAGTTTACGATCGAATTAATGATTACTGTGAGGTTTTGTCCCGAAGGATTAGTACCAAACAGTTGAATCAAATCACCGTTGTATGCCATGACAGGGTAAACGACTTCATGCACCATGTTCCTCATCAGATCTAAGTCCTCCTGAGAGTAATCACACAGCGCAGCTATATCGATTAAGATGTCAAATGCTGCAATAGTAAGTTGGGCGGACATACGCACATCATACTTACTATAATCTCCGGCCAGAACTCGTTCTCGGCCTTTCTTCATAGCAGCTTCCCAGAGTTCATCCCACTCTAAACCTTCTGCGTTTACGCCAACAGCGCACTCAAAAAGGATGGGATTCATCTGGATGATCCTGACAATAGGGAGAAAGTACATACGAATTAACAGTTGTAAAACCAAGGGAGCACTTTGAAATACTCTAACCTTATCTTTTGTTAGCTTCGTTGCTTCATCCTTCAAACATGACTTCCAAATCATGTAACACCTTTTGCCTGACCTAAGTATGGACACAACTTCATCAAACTCGTCCCAAATTTCTTTGGTAAAAGTTCGTGGTTTTCCACATTCAGGGTATTCCTCCGGATCAAGCTCCTCAAGATAGGGGTGCTTACTTCCACTCAATGGAAATCCGGGAGAGGTATTAAAATTCATCGGATCTATAAATTTAACACCTTTTAGGCCACTTACGGTAGCCACTCGGGACAAGGGTTTTGCTTTAAACAGTTCTGGGAGGCGTTCTTTGAGACCAATCGCAATGGATTTGTAACAAGAAACAGCCTTCGACAAGACACTGCCCAAAGGTAAACACGGTAACGCAGCATAGGCTAAAGTAGCCTGGAAAGGATATCTTCCTTTCCCCCTTACCTTAGGAGGACCCCATTTCTGGGGAACACCAAAGACTTCAGCAACGGTATCCGACATCATAGTCGGAGTGACGTTGCTACGGGGTGTAGCTTTACCACTTGTCGTCCCATACACATCAACGTTGGCTCCTTCATTCAAAAAGTTTACAGCACTTTTCTCATGAATGTCTGTTCCATACAAGATTGGCTGACCAAAAGCACTGGTCGGAAAATCTCCCATTTCAGGTTGCAGGACACCGTTTGAGGCGGACAATACTACTCCATCTTTCGAAGCCAATTCTTGTAAAGCAAAATTGACTTGGTCGAGAGTAAGTATGCCACATCCTCCAACGTTTCCCTTTCCACCTAAATGAAAACCAATAATTGTGGAACCATGACCATCACTGATGACAGGGGACATACACATGCCACACTTTGTTTCTTCCTGTAAGGTATAATAACCTCCTACAAAAGAACTAATGGTATGTGTAACGGTTGTTGTTCCCTTAAATAGCGTTGGTAGGGACCTAAGTTCGCTCTCTAAAACATCACGAGTGATAACTTTAGCAGCAACTTGTCCCATCTTGGCCGCAGTAGGTAAAAACTTCCTAAAATCTTTCATAGATCCACCACTAGTTAGATAACACAGAGTGAAATCTGTTTGTGGGATCTGAACAGAAAAACTTTTAGAAATTTTATCCCTAAAGAAGCTACCAACTTTCTCCTCGCCATTTTTATAACATCGTATTGAGATGTCCTCGTTACTATGTAAAGAAACATAGTGTGTGGGAACTAACACAAAATTGGATGTAACATAAAAGCCAAGAGTTGTCTTATTCTCCTCAGACACAATTCCTATGATATTGGTTCGCATTGCTGCAGCCAAATCCGTAGAAGTGGTCGTCCGAGAAGGTTCAGACATGGGTAGGGGAACTGGTGTAACGCCGAGCCATGGATTCACGCGATCATTGCGCTCATTAACCTCTTGAATGTTCTGAGGATTGAGACCAGTTTGAACTTGTAGGTTAGCATATTTGCTGCGCATAACAGCCAAAATGATTCCTATGGTTCCAAGTCCAATGATAGCGTACTTGAGTTGCCATGATTGAGTGTAAGTCTTAACCACATCCTTTAATTCTAGTATGCGACTACGCACCATATACCTAAAGGTTTGGATAGTAGCACACACATAGAAATACACGCAGAGGGGAAAAGAAAGCACCCACAAAACGGATAGACTAGGTAAAGATATACACAAGAACAAAAGAATCAAGGCTAAGAAAGAAATACCTGAGATCAAAGACTGTTTAAGTTCTGCTCTCCAAAAGATCAACCCAATTTTAAGTACAGTTGGGTGACACACATATCGCTCTGGTAGCCAATCGAAACGCTCCCACATCTGACACAAAGAATGTGCAGAAATGACAGCAGACGTTTTGGCATATGAAACGGCGAGTTGAATGCGTTGCGCTTTGGCGTGAAAATAGCTCGAAATTTCACCACTTTCAGGTTCCAGTGGAATCCGAATTGGTGGTGTGGTTCGACCATTTGGTACTGCCATCAGCGGAGGTGGTTCATCTTCATCATCAGAATCAGTTTCATTTGCTTCCATTCGCTCCCTGAGGTATTCGTTGGCTTCGTATTCTAATTCTGCGCGTGCGAGATTTTCATCGTCTTCTTCTGTCCATGGTTGAGGTTCGTCCATATCATTACAATGTTCGGGATTGCAATAACAGAGACCACATTTGGGACAGGGCTCTGGAATCTTCTCCTGATTAGCTAGATAACGTCCCTGAGCCTCAAAATGTTCTTTTGAGGCTTCCTGAACCCATTCCAGATAATCATAAATGTTGACATCCTTCATCTCTCGCCCTCTCCAAATAATGGGGATCATCAAAGACAGATCGACATGTTTTTGGTCTTGAGCATGATATTTTCGAATAGTCAAATACCAAGCATCCGGAGTTGGAGTTTCACCAAAAACCTTCCGAATCTTGGCAGTACTAAGAATTCCATCATCATCCAAAAATTCTTCCTTAGGCACTACCAACACATGGTACATGCGCCTTAGAA